GGGATAGAGGAGGAGCATATAGATTTTTTAGAAAAATGGCAAAAAATGTGAAATTTCCAAAAAGATTTTATTGGGAGTGGGATGTTAGTAGATTTGACACATCACATAAAGCGATAATGTTATTAACTGTGTGTATATTTTTATTACATTTTTATGATAAAGATAAAGATTACTTTAATTTAGAGGCATTTGCAAAATGGTCTGCCGATTCTTATGCAGCGAAATTTGTAAAATGGTTAGGCTTAGATGATTGGCGATTAGTGATAGGTGTGCTCTTTAGTGGTGAATATGGAACATCTATGTTTAATACTTTAATTGCAATCATGCTTTTTTTAAGTTACAAAAGGTATATCTATGCAGTCGTAAAATTGATAATAGCAGCAAGTTTACTATTTGAATATCTTAAGGACATTGTTTATAATGTGTATGGAGATGATGGATTTGCGTCTCTGCCTTGGCAATTAAGACCTTTTTGCTCATTAATGGACAATGTTAAAGTTGATTCAATAGTAATTCTTTCATTTTCAAATTTTATTAAACAAGAATTCGACATAGAGCTTAAAGCATCAGCAAGTGAAACATTTGATCATATTTTGTCAACAGTAGATGAAAGTACTGGAGAAATTAGACAAAGAGGACCTAAAATATTGAAAAGACATTTTATTATGGTCAAACACAGAGGAAAAGCTCAAATTGCATCATTTAAGCCTCTATCGTCATGTGCTTATAAATTGTTAAAACCTGCAGCATTAACAAGTTATCATAGACAATTAGTGAGATGTATTGGTCACTTGTGGGACACTCAAGGTACAAATTTGTTTTGGTGGAATAAGATATTATTACATATGAGACAAATAGTTGTGCATTTGCAATGGAATGGAGATGTGTTTCAGAAAGAATTGGTTAAGTATATTTCAGATAATTGTGATAAACCTATTTTTAACAATATATTGGAGAGATTTAGGAAAACCTTTGATTGGGATGAGCTTACAGAGGATGAAAGAAAGCAGAAAATGACAATTATGCCAAGAATGATAGATGTAGTGGAATATTATTTATTTCCAAAGCATTCTTACGTACAAACAGAAGATTTTGAGTTAAATTTATTAGAAAGCTGGCAAACATTACAACAGAGAAATAAAACATAGAAAGAAAGAGGTAATTCAGAAGTTTATTTTGTAGACTTGTCTTCGTGACTTGTCCAAAATATAAAAAAAAAAAAAAAAAAAAAAAAAAAAAAAAAAAAAAAAAAAAAAAAAAAAAAAAAAA